GAAAATGAGTTGCAGGCTGAAGGCGTCAATCGCCGGGAAACGGACTCAAAGAACTCGGAATCTACTCGGAAGTCGATGTCTTCCGAGTAGATTTCCGTGTATGGCTGTTCGCCAGAACAAACCTTCCTGCTGTTTCAAATAGCAGACAATTTCCATTGTTCAGTGTCCCATTCCGGCAACGTTTCGAGAAACCGGATTCAGCGTTTCTCCGGTGGAACTACATCCATCCATGCCACCAGCTTCAGTCTATCGCTGGCTTCCTGCCCACCGGCAACCTGGGCCATGGTGACGGATTTGCGGGCCTTGAGGTCCCGGGTGCGGATGTGGGCCTCGATGGCTTTCAACCTGTCTCGTCTAAACTTGAGGGGCCGGGAGAAGGGTCTCGGGGTGGCAGGTTCTGAGGTGATATGGTGATTAATCTCATCCAGGGTAGTGAGGACCTTGTCCGACCCATCCGGCAGAAAATACCATCGCAACTCCCCTAGTTCCTGGGATTTCCCCTGGCCGCCTGGAGGAAACCGATAACGCCCGATACGTTAGGACCATGTCGCCTTCCGCATGTGCTGGAGCCGCCGTTTCTTCTATACGACTGTCTTCGCTGAACTGAAAATCAATCATTCCTATCCACGTTGCGATTATCTGTCGATTCTTTGTTTCCCAAACCCACAAAATACAAAACCCCGCTCTCCATTCAGTTGGAGTAACGGGGTTTGTGGATGCTCAGGGATCATTTGAATCATTTTTCCCTCTGCCATGTTCAAGAAAACAAGACCGGTTGGCATGATTGCCGCATATCATCTATAAGAAAACTCAATAAAAGTCAATGGATACCATGCTCCCGCCCTCAATAAAATCAACCAGTTACGCCATGCCCAAAGCCCTTCAGTTGCATTTTTTTACCACAAAACGCAACCGATTTACAACCACAGGGGACCATTTTACCACCCGCCCATGATAACACAACCATAGCCCTTTGGTCTCCGTATAATATGGCATGTGATTAAACTTCAATTCTGGCCCATTGCACAGTATAGCCCGGACCATGTCCGTCGATTGTGGGCGGTCTGGCAAGGTCACAATATAATGGCAAAGGCTGGGCCCAGTCGGTTATTGAAACTTTTTCAAGGGCCATGCATTTTTTTACGAATTAAAAAACTTTTCATGTTATAATGATACTCCTTTGAGACCATATTCCGCCATTTTCGGCTGTCTTGCCCGGTTATCCGCTTTTTTTCTTCACCATACCTTTTTTTTTACGAATTCTCCGAAAAAGTATTATATAGTGGCTTTAAAAGATGCAGGTTGAAACACGGCACACAAGACAAGACGAGACAAGGTGCAAAACCAAATTTTAAAGAAAGGAGGACTTTATCATGGCTAAAATCGAAAATGGAGATGTGGCAGGCTATTATGACAAAGATGGTGCCCTTGTCTTTTGTGATGATCCGGATCAGTTGCCTGAAGATGTTACCATCGACAGAATTCTGACTCGGCAGATGGTTGAAGAAACCGAGGCATTGTTTTTTGATGATAAAACAGGCGTGCGGATCTGGTAACTATTAACCGGACTATGTTCCACCTTTGCCGTGGGGTGGGCATGGCCCAACAAATGAAAGGAGAAGAATGTGAAAGATTTTGAAAAGGAGGAGGTGCTTAAAGAGGCCGCTGCAAGGTTACAAAAAGAAATAGTATCCATAAGAAAGAACTTTCCGTCACGCCTTAATACATACGCAGAAGCTGTTTATCAATGCATTAAACCAATATGGGATGCTATTATAAACAAAGAGTTCCCCAACCGGTGCATGCTCCCCAATAATGATGAGCTAATCGAGGATTTTGTCGAAAGAAACTGGAAAGATCTGTGTGATATAAGGGATGAAATATTCCAAACTATAGAAACGAGAGTATTTGATCGGTTGAGGCAGAGCAGAAGCAGGCCATTATAATGAAACACCGCCGACTCCATCATTGAACCTTCAAATTTTAGCTGCAAAGGAGTTGCACAAATGGAAGGTTTTTTATTACTTGGAATTGCTATTTTCCTTATTTATTTTTTCGTGAAAAGTGGGGATGAAGTGTCTGACAAAAGAGAAGCAGAAAAGCGCAGTAAAGACAGAAACATCATTTGCCCACACTGCCAAACCAAAGGCTCTGTCACTACACGATCTGTGAAAAAGAAGGCGGGAATTAGCGGCGGGAAGGCCACCGCAGCCTTGTTAACAGCGGGGATATCGTTGTTAGGCACCGGCCTCAGTAGAAAAGACAAGGTAACAGAGGCCCATTGCTCTAATTGTGGCGCTACATGGTATTTTTAGATCCTGACTAAATTATCCCCACCACCGAATCCTTGCTCCCGGCTCTTCTTCCTGCCCATAGTCAAGCCCTTTGTTCATAGCTTTTTGTTTTGCCCGGTCTTCCACCCTCCATGCCTGGGGGTGGAAGACAGCACGGAGCAAGGTTTGGCAAGCCACCGCCTCCTGCGTCACGATTTCATAAAAACAGTCTGAATGCTTTGGTGTCGGATATTGTTTGTTTCGGCACCCGGTGCAATCCAGGTTTTTGTTGGAAAGGGCAGCTTTTCGCAGGCAAGTTTCATAGTTGACACATCTATATTCACGAAAGGCTGGGGGTGCTTCAACCACGGCCTCAATCTTGTTTTTCCGTTTCCGTGAAATAGAAACCTTTTTTTTATGTGCGTCGGTTTGCTTGTAACCGATTCTGGGCATGGTTTAATCCGGTGTGCTGTTGTAGGTGGGGTTAATGGGCACTGCGTTTCCACAATGCCCATTAACTGGCTTTAACGCAGCAGAAAAGGGCCACTCCCCAGCTCCCTTCCTAACGGGTTTCTGCCAAACCCGAGCCTTGCTTTTTTTAAGGCCACAAAACGTTAGGGAAAGGAGAAGAAACCCTTTGTTTTGTTAGCAAGGCTATGTGGCCCGAAAACATTACGCAGTTACGGCAGCGTCCTTGATTCCTCGAAGTCTTGCTGCCGAGCGGTTGTGTCCGATAGTGAAGGACGAAATCCACTCAATCAAGGTCCTGTACGCAGTTCCGCCCGAATAGAGGCCCATATCAATAACGTCCATTTCACCGCACTGGAGCCCGAAAACGTAAGTTCCCACTCCAAACCGAACGGCATAAATGCTCGTGGACGCTGCCGTGCCTCCGCCAGGGTTATTCTCGTCAAAAGCCAGAATCTGATCACCGTTTTCGTCTTCCTCAATTATACCAATGGGCACGTCATTGTATGTCGTAACCCTTCTGCCAAACTGGTCAATGGTGTATTGAATATCTCCAGCCACGGTTGAAAGTCTTGCACCGACAGTCAATCTCCTTCTCATGGTTTTATTCATGAAAAGAACGTCTGGAGAACCATCCACGGCGTCAATAAGCTCGTCCAATTTGGCAAGGGACAAAGCATCACCGCCACCCGTTGAGCCAGCGTCAATCAACTGGTTGCCGATTAAACGGGTTTGGAGCCCGTCAAATTCTTTCGGGTTGCTTTCCACATCGCCCTTGAAAAATGTCCGGGTCCATTTTTTTGAGCAGGAGGAGGCCTTTAGGCTGTCGTGAATAGCCCTCAAGTCGTTTATGTTTCCCTGCGTTTTGACCAACACCCGGTCCACGTCCGACACCCCGCCACATATGGTTAGGTTTTCAGTCACGGAGTCAAGCTTGCTGGTGCTTTCCGTATAGCTTTCATTCAAACCCCTGAAATCCGTATCTGGCAGGGTGGCTGCACGATTAAATTTATAGCTGTCGCTCGAAACCGTCAGGAAGGGAATTCTTTCGAGGACGGGCGAGGCTTTGGGAAAACATTCAATCACGCCGCGTTGAAGTGGATCGGTCCGAAGCCTGGAGGCCTCCAAAAGTGTAAGTGCCATTTTATAATCTCCTCATAAAAGTATTGTCTATTTATAGCCATGCGCCATCATTTGTTCTGGCGTCATGTTGCTAAAGTCCATGGGTGGCTTGCCACCTGGACGCCTTGAGTCCAAACCGTTTTCAACCTGCTTGTTAAAGATTCCCTTTTTCAATGCCTGTCGTATCCATGTGATTTTGTCGGCGGGTGCAAGGTTTGGAATGATGTCCCGAAAATCCTCCGGCACATCTTCAACCATAGAATCTGCCACCGCTTTCAATGCTTCAACAGCATCTTTCTTTTGTTGATTCACCTGGTCAAAGCGTGATTTGGGAATCATGCTGTCACTGTTTGCGGGTGTGTTGCCCGGTGTTGTGGTTTGGATTTGGTCATTGCTTGCACCGCTTTCGTGGGTGGTTCCGATTTCTTCAGTCATTGCTTTATTCCTCCGTTTTACGCCTGGGGAGGCGAGGGTTTAAAAGTTTCATTTTCAAGCCTGATCTGTTCAAGTTTTTGCTGTGCATCCTCCCTTGAAAGGTCAGGATTTTTAAGCATCAAAATATCAACTCTGCTTATGGTGCCCATTTCAAGCTCCTTCTCCCATTTTTCGACTTCCTTATCCGGGCTCAAGGTGGGCTTTGGATCATAGAAATCGACTTTCAACCGTGCGGTTTCGGTGATCTTTCTTCCTGGATTGTGTACGTTCCAGACAATGCGAAACATATTGAACAGCCTTTTTTCATAGCTGTTGAAAAGGCTAATCTGATCACGTCGCAGCTCTTCAAGCTCACGGTTTCCTGCTATACGTGCCACCCCCGATTCTTGCAGGGGGCGAATTGAAAGGCTTGACGCTGGCAGGCCATTGCTTACAGCTAACTGCTTGACAATGAAATCAATGGCATTCAAGATGCTTTGGATGGGTGCATTACTTTTTGCGTAATAAAAGTCACCCTGCGGATTTTCAATTTCAATCGTGGTTCCTGGGCCCACCTGCATATTAGAGCCCTGTTCTGGCACGCCTTTGATCACGGCCTGCCCGAAACCTTGCTGCCTTAGTACCAACAAAAGATCTGTGAGCCTTTCATTCACCGCGGATTGAATGTTAATCAAATCATCACCGCCAGCTTGCCAGAAGGACGTGCCCACCGGATAAGAATCCCACACCGGAACCATAGGAATGACCTTATAAGGGTTTGGCATGGTTTCAAGGGTGTTGCCGTTATAGTCAAGCTTTCTGAATGTTTCGTCTGACCATAGGGAATAGGTGATGTCCTTTGTTTCACCGCTTTGCGGATAATGGGTGATTAAAACTTGCTCAAGCTGTTCGGGCGTGTCTCCGACAATGACGTCAAGAATATCTCCGGTCAAAACATCAAGGTCCATTCTGCCCTTTCTCCAAACCGGACGCAGCATGGTTGTTTTAAGGAGCTGCGTATAACGAGAGCAGGTTTTCATTTTGCTATTTAACGAGGAGGATTCGCTGATTTCTGCGAAAATTTCTTGATCCCGTTCGGTTCCGTCAATCGTGCGTTGTGCGTCAGCCAGATAGGTCATGGCAAGGGCACGGACTATCTTTTTCACTACGTTAAAGAATGCAGGGCTGAAAGCGTCCGGGTCTGCATAATGAAGGGCAAGGGCTTCCTCTATGTAGGAGGTTTGCTCGTCATGAAAATAGGCAAGCCTCTTGATGGTGTCGTCCTTACGGTCAACGGCAGCTTGTGCCTCCGCCTCGTCATACATTTCTTTCACAACTGAATCTGCTATACTATTCCAGAGCATTATTTGGTTTCTCCAATGGGCATTAAAAAAGGCCACCTTTCGCTTGCTGCGAAAAATGGCCTCTGTGGTGGGCTCTGGGTGAATATTAGGTTTTATCGGACCAGCTTCAATCCGGTCCTTTCATTGCTTGTGGCAAGGGTGCAATTATCGGCTCCTATGGTTATGAGCTTGCCACATTTTCCACATTTGATATGGATCAATCCCCTTTCGATGTGCCCAGTGAAAAGTAACCGATTACAACAAAAACATCGAAACTGCATTATATTTGATATTTCCGATTTTGTCCAGTCCTCTCTGGGTGTTGCGTTATGTTCGAGGGCGTCATACATGGTTATATGCTTTGATAAATCCTTGTGCCCGTCAGCTTCACATGAGTTTTGTAGAATTCGGGCAAGGTCAATTCAGAATCCAATTGATAACGACAAAACTGCCTGTAAAGGTCATTGACTTCCTGCGCAGCCTCACAATTTTCGGAGCAATGCAACACCAGGCCTCCGTTCATCAAAAAGCAATGCTGGCGGTTTGCCCTTTTATTTGTGCAATTAATGCTTTTCAAAATGTAAAGGTTCATGATTTGGCTGCGCAGCGAAAAAATGGCCCAGTTCAAGCTGTAAACCCTATCATCATGAAATCGTTTTGAACTATGCCCGAAGGCGTAACCGTCACCCCGTGGAGCCTGCGTATACGAAAAGGTGCCCAACTCTTCAATCAAGTGCTTTGCGTCTTCCGGAAAATGCAGTCGTCCCTCACGGGCTATTCTTGACAGTTCTGGAAAGCTGGCGTTTTGCTTTGTACTATGTGCGGTCATTCGCTCCACGTTAATTTGTTGGTTTTCAAGCCACGGCAGAAGGTCCACGACCTCGTAGTCCTCCAGAATGACGTTATCAAGATGGTATTTCTGGTGGTCTGCCAGGATTGCTTTCTTGATAGTGCCCGAGGTGTTCGGCAGAATGTTCACCTGGTTTAAAATATAGATTTCCGGCTCCATATCATGAATGCCTGCCACCTTCAGAATCACCGTCCAAACCGTATTATCACCGCCCAAAGCAGATCCGAGCAATGACTTTGATCTGTCAAGCCCTCCGCCCACTTTATATGCCCGTCCCTGCGTCAATTCTTGAATGTTTTCCACAGGCCATTTATAGGGCGTTTTGCAAAGCTCAATGGTTTCAGAAGGAAACAAGGCGTTTTGGGCGTCGGAACGCTGGCCCAGAATATCTCGTTTATAGTCGGTTTCGAGCGAGGTCTTTTGTAACCGTCTTGCCTTTGGTCTTGAAATCCAGGGCGGAGCGTTTTCGCAGTAGTCGTCAAGGTCTTTATAGAAAACATGGTCACAAAAGATAGTGGGGTCCTCTTCTGCTTGTTTTTGTATAAGATGCACGGTTCCATCGGTCACGTCCACATTGCTGTCGATAAGCAGAAGGGAGTCTTTTGAGTCAAGGAGGCTCGCTTGCAGGGCATTGAAGGGTTGAAGGTCAGAGCAGGCGTGAAGGTCCGACACCCAAAGGACATCTATTTTTTCTCCAAATGCAGTTGACGGGTTGTTTCCAGGGCTCATTTGAATGACGTTTCCAAGAGCAGAAAAAAAGATTTCAAACACAAACATCTGCTTTTCAGGAATCAGCTTTCGGAGGCTGGGCGTGTTTGCGATAATCTTTTTGATGGTATTGAACTGGACCCTGCGGGTGTGGCTTTCGGTGTTGCCCAAAACCTGAATGGTGCAATTTTTCCTTGAACAAAACAACCAAAGGACGATAAGGGAGAACAGGGTGCTTTTGCCATGCCGTCGTGGTTGAATGAGCAAGGAAAGGGTGTGTTTGAAACTTGATTGAAGGGCTTGATCCGGGTCCGTTTGGATTTTGCCCTTTCGGGACGGTCTGGCCTTTCGGGCATTATGGGAACGCTCGCCTAAAGAAAGGACTTCCTCATCATTTAGGGCAGGCATGGTTTCGGCGGGTGCAAGGATTTGGTGTATTAGTTCAAGCTGCTTTGCGGTGGGCTCAAAAACCTCGTAACGGTTATTGATTAGAATCCGAGGCTTGATGTCCGCACACCATTGCAGAAAGGCTTGAGGGGTGTTTTGCTGCCATGCTCGGACACGTTCTTTGTAATTCGTTTTCGGTTGCTGGTCTTTATCCATTGTCGTTTCTCCGGTTTCTGGCTTTGTGAAATGGCCCACAATCAATGGTGCGGTTGTGGGCCATGTGGTTCTATGGGTTGCTCATGCCTGTTGTCGGCAAGGTTCACAATAAGGATGCGGGCAGGTCTTGCAGTACGCCAGATTTGTGGGCTCGTCTTCCTCTTCAATGAACGGCTCCAGGGTGTCGGCAAAATCATAAAGCAGGGTTGCAACCGCTTCATCCGTGAGCATGGTAGGTGGGCTTGCCCAGTCGAAATCCTCCGCAGCCATGACAGGCAACATAACCCTTTCCGAAAGAGGCTCGTTGTCATTGTCTAAGCGTGTCAGGTGCAAGTAACCCAACGTCCCTTTGTAATGTTCTGCTTTTGTAATTTGAAACATGGCTTTACTCCTTTGTGTGGCTGAAAGGTTCATGGTTGATATATGGTCCCGTGGTGCTGCGGGTTGTTTTTCAGTTTTAAATTTTACATTTCAGATTTTACATTTCAGGTGTGGGGTTATACACACCAGAAAATGAAAAAAAACTTTCGGAGGTCGGCCTCCTTCCATGGCGTCCGAATGCCCGGCAGAAATGGCCTTGTGGCTTTGCCAGAGGCACCACAATCGACAGCGGGCAAAGGGCTTGAGCAATGGCATGGCTTGTCCATCTTGCCCGTCACAATGCCCGAGATCAGAGGCATGGTTCTGGGCCCACCGCTTGCCCGAAAATGGCTAAAATCAAGGGCAAAACGAAACCAGTCCGCAACCACCATATTTTCACCTACACAAAAAGGTAATGGAAGCAATGAGTTGTGGTCCTGAATTCGCATTGAATGTAAAGGCCTATTCATCAAACAGCTCCTCGAAAGCGTCCTCCGGTTCTCCGTCCGGTTTGGCATTGCTTTCTAACTTCAAAAGCTCGGTCAAGGCCTGCTTTGCTGCGCTTTGAAACCTCATATAAGTCCGTTCAATGGCTGGCGTCAGCTTGCCCTTTTCGTCAATCAGATCTCCAGCGGTCATGGCAGCATTAAAGACCTCTTGAGCAATGGTCATATTTTGGGCCACAAGGGTTTTCAGAAGGGCTTTGCCCGTGCTGTTCGGGCTTTGGGTTAGCCCATCTTTGATCTCTTTCACGGCCTTTGCCTGACGGGTTCTGCCGTCAATTTTGGGCGTTTGCATTGGTAAAATCCTCCATGGTGCGTGACTGTAGGAAAATCCGACAGTCGTGTGAAAAAACTACATTTTTGTAGTTCCGTTCAAGACAAGACAAACACGGAACCAGATTTCTACCCACCGCCCGGTTCAAGGTTTGCTCCACCCGGTTCAAGGTTTGCTCCGCCCGGCGCACAATCCCCACCGGAACTATTAACCGCCCTATGCACGGCCAAATAGAAATCAACCGCCGTGTCATAATGGGCAGAAGATTTAAACCACGGCTCCCTGATCACTTTCATCAAGCGCACCATCACGTTTTGAATCAAGGTCCGTTTGTCGTGGGATTTAGCCCAGTCGATATCCAGGGTTTCGGCCACCGTCACGGCAGCGTCAAGGTCAATGTTTTCGCTCCAATGTTTCATAAAAAAACCGCCTCCTCTGAAACTTAGATTTTCACATGGTTTTGTCTTAAAAAAATGTGCCCTTTTTACAATACTGGTAACGTAACCAGTATATATATAGACACGATTACCAGTATTTTTTGGCAATTATATCAATGACTTAAAACTGGTAACAGGCCCTTTACCGGTAATGAAACCATTTCACCGGATTCCTCAATCATTTCAATAACTAAAAACTGGTAATTTGGCCTTTACCGGTAATGACTTTTTGAGGCGTTACCAGTATTCTGCCCTCTGAAATGATACTGGTAACGGTCCCTTTACCGGTATTTCCGCCATATATCGTTAATGTGTAATTATCTCGACCACTTAAAACTGGCAATTTGGCCTTTACCAGCTTTGCCACTATTCTTTCCCATTGCATAATATTTGACTGGTTCTGCCCGTCTTTTGCACCCGGATCATCTCCAACTCCACCGCCCGTTTTATTGTACTCCTTGCCGTCTTTTCGGTGATGCTGTATGTGTTCATCAAGTATTGTGTAAGGTCCGTCTGCTTGTCACATTTTCCACCAAAAACATCGACCACCGCATCCGCCACTTGCCTGGGTGTAACCAACATATCGTCCTCCGTCTTGATACTGATAAAATTAGGCGTCCGTTCAAATAGCATCGGTTTGGGTTTAGGACCATGCCGCACTTTATCAAAGCGCAGGGTGAATAATTCCTTGTGTTCGTGCGGTTTCGGAACCATAGCCACAACCGTATCCGCCTTGCCGAAAATTGCAGAAGCTCCTCGCAGCCTATATTCGTCCGCCCTTCCTTGCTGGGGTTTGCCGTAATGATGGACAATCAAACTGCCCGCACCGGTAACTCGGGAGATATGAATCACATTGTTTAGGATGATCCCCATATCGCTGTTACTGTTTTCATCTCCATCGTGAAAGGATGATAGGGGGTCCAGTAAAAAAACATCAGCTTTTGTCTTTTCGATTATCCCTATGATTCTTCCGATTGACTTCTCCGAGCCCAAATCAAATAAAGCTGTTGGGTCCACGAAAATGATCCGGTCCTTGATTTCATTGAACGTCATCCCCATTGCATCAACCATGTTCTGGCACCGTTTTTGAACTGTATAAATAGGGTTTTCGTTTTGTATAACCACTATTCTCCGCTGTTTTGGAACAAGGAATGCCGCATTGAATAGCTGCCTTCCATCACATAGGTGCAATGCAATCTCAATTGAAAGCATCGACTTCCCCAAACCGGATTCACCGGCAAGGATCATCATGCCACCCTCAGGAAATATACCGGCTGAAATGATGTAGGTTATTGCTGGAAATTTGGTGGTGAGTAGTTCCCCTAATGTCATTAGGCTGACGTCGTCCTCTTCTTCCTCGTACTGTGAAAAGGAAGTCATGGGCAAGGGCTTTGCATTTTGTAACACAGCATCAATGGTGCCCTCTCCGTACGTCCTGCCGTCACCATGATGTTTTACATCCCATTTTTCCCTCATTAAACCAGATTTCCGAAACAACCGGTCCAACTGTTCACGATCATTGGTGAACCTTGCCAGCAAACCGATTAGGGCCATATCTGCCTCGCTGTGGTCCATGTTGTGCCATTTGAGATCTCCGTTCTTAAATAGCATCTGAAACCGGGCGCTATCAAAGGCCATTGCATCCCGTAAGACAGTATCATCTGAAACATTGCTGCTTGTTAGGGTGCTTCTGGTTGCGTCAGATAGGCCTTTTCGCTCTTCAGGTGCGGTTTTGGTGTAAATGGAATCAATCTGGCTCTGGCATTGTCGGATTGCAGACTTGCCGTTTAGTGGTTTGCCAGTCATGGTTAGAAAGCGCACATCGTCGTATATTTCAAGGTTTCCGGTCTTTTGCCCACCGGCGGCAAGTTTGCCTTTGACAATAATATGCAACCCTTTTCCTGATGGTGTGATTTCTGCATATGACGCAAACCGGTTTAGCATTTCTTTGGTTTCGGATTTAGGCTGTCCATCAAGGAGGCAGTCGTCCAAATCAATGCCGACAAACGGATCTGCTTTGCTCAAAATGAAACCCAAACCCAAACCACGCTTTTTTGCTGCGTCAACTGCGGTGTCGAAATCAGCCCATGTTTGCGGATCATTGGATTTCGCATTGACTTCACCCATTATCGGAGACGTGATAACCTTATGGGGATTAATAGGGATTTTTGTGATTTTGCCATTTTCTAACTTTTCGGGACGCCAGCAGACCCAGGATTTATGGTCCTTCATTTCTGCTGGTATCAATGCCGGGTTAAAATCAACAATGGTGTTTTTCATTATCTTTCCTCCCGTAAATAAGGAACTGCCTGGGGTTTGGTGTTTACGGGCACCATTGACCTTTCCGTAAAAAGGCACCCCAGGCAAGAGCTTGTTAGTCAAAGAGAGGTTTCTTCACCCATTTGATAAACCTGCCGCACCTATTGCAAACCGCCCTCGCATAATGTGGTGATTCCTGCGCTTCCAGTTTCAACGTGAATGCTTCCAAATGGTAACAATGCTGGCAATATAGCTTTTCGGTCATATTCTCCCCATTTTGCGGCGGGTTTATGGCGGTCAATTGATATAGCTCTTCCGTGTCAAAAAAACCGTGTGACATTTGTGCCATTTACTCCTCCTTTCAATTTTGATTAGAAACAACCAGCGGCTTTTCGAGAAAATAGTCCGGATTTGCCTGTCCAATTGCTTGTCCAATGGCTTTAAGGGTTTCATCCCTTGCCACCGCCACAAACGCCTCAAGGCCTTCTGGTGGCCCTGTATAAACCCGCCTTGCCCATTGCTCGGTGATGTTTAGTTTTGCCTTGATTTTGTTTTCAAAGTAGCTGCACAATTCTTGCTGATCCATATTCCCTTCTCCTTATAAATAGAACCTGGGCCCAGGGTGTTGGAGGGCACCCTCTGCCGTTCACTTCCATGAGCGGCTGGGCCCAGGCCCATGGCTTTAACCCTTTATTGTGTACGGCCACCCATTAATGGGCCAGTCGTTCCCGATTGCTTCAACCGCCTTCCGAAAGTCACCTTTCACAAAAAACAAAACATTTTGATGTCCCTTGCCCAGCTTCCGGCTCGCCACCATCTGCTTTCCCACCCGCACCGGCAGGGAACCAATGGCATTAATGAAAACCGCCTCATTAAAGAGCCAGCAACCGCACCCCTCAAACGCTGCAACCGTATGGCCCACAAGGTCCCTCATCACGCCTCGCTTTTTGCTTCTGAAGTTTCCGACAACAAAAGCAGCAAAACGATTTTCTTTCAGCAATGAAAGGGCGTTCCGGATTATTGAACGGTATTTGTCCAAAAACTCCGTCCATGTCATGTTGCTTAGATCTCGTGGATCGTTCGAGTATTTTTCCAAATCCCCATAAGGTGGGCAGGTCATAACGAAGTCAAACTGCTTGCCCTGGCATAAGGTTTTCACGTCGGCAGCGTCACCCACCACCCACTTGGGTCTGTTCTTTGGGCAGATCTTCAGAGCTTGCTGTTTGTTTGCCTTGATTTGGCGTGCGCTGAGGTCAATGCCCGTGTACTGCCTGCCCGTCACCGCAGCCACAATCCCTCGCACGCTGCCGCCGCAGAACGGGTCCAGAACATGGCCACCAGGAGGGCAAAACCATTGAAGCAGAATTTCCGTTAGGCAGGGATCAAAGATGCTGGTGCCCGTGTGCGATTCTACACCGCCAGCCTCATCATCCCGTTTGAAGAGGCTGTTTATAACCGGCTGGCCCTTTGCGAATTTATCATTTTCACCTCGCATTAAATCCTGCCCAAACGTTCGGGCAAGCGGTTTGCCCGCACCGTCACCCCGTTCCCGTTTGCTATAATCGCAGGCAGGGCGAGGGCTTCCACCGGGTGATGGATCAAGTTTTTTGACTTTCTGTTTGCCCTTTTCCGTCCACCCCTTGGTCCCGTTTTTGGTGTCGGTCCCGTCCGGTGAAATGCCATAGGTGAGCGTTTCACCCCTGCCCAGCTCCGACTCAATGCCCAAAGCCAGCCACAGCCGTTTGCGTTTTTGCCAGTACGCTTGCCGTGAATCCAACACCGAAAACGGGGGCACAATCCAGCGACTACATAGGTCCTGGATGTCGGAAGGGTTTTCAATGCCATTGTCGATTTCGTCCCATGGTAATAGGACGTTTGCTTTTGCATCCATATCAAAAGCCCTCCATCAGTTTGTTGACCATCTTTTGCACTTTGCTCTCCGTCACCGAAAACCTGGCGAGGTACTCGTCAATGTCCGAAAATTTCACCAAAATACGATTTGACGTTAGCCTCGAATGCTTCAAACCCTCCGTCAGCCAGCCTCGAAAGACTTTCTCGCTCACGCTCGCATATTGTGCTGCGGTTTTGACCTTTGCCCATCCCTCCATGATTGCTTCTCCTTTGACTTGCTCCCTGGCCCAAAATAGAAAAAGGCCACAAGGGAGATGTTTAAATCTCGCCTTGCAGCCTTCTCTAAGAGAGCAACCCTTTCCAGGGCAGTTATCTAACCGCTAAGCTCCGCCTGCGTGGCATGGGTACAACAGAACCCACAGAAAATTACTTATTTTTTCGCTTGCCCTCCTTCCGGTGGGCCTCGTTCATTCGCTGCCCGTCAACAAAGAATTGTGCCTCGTCAATCTCGGTCCGGTCCTTCAAAAGTGAATTGACATACTTAGATAGTGTCAGCTCATTGAGCGCAGCAAGGGCTTTCGCCCGAAAAAACACATCACGGTCCACATCTACCTGTAATCGTGCCATTTCCATCGCATAACCTCCTATATAATAAGATTAATCTGTTTAGCTTGAAGGCTATTATAAGCATTTTAATAAATACTACAACGAAAAAATGATATAGCATCTAATTAGTGGTATAAACCATTGACCTGACAACATATTTAAACATATTTGCTCCGTATAAATGGCATAATGTGGCACAATTTCATAGAAAAAGTGATAATGTGGGGATAAAAGGACTGGACAAATCAAATTGTATTGATTAAAATCTTAGAAACTTATTAACAAGGATTTAAACACAAGGAGTCAGGTTATGACAAAAGGGTTGACAGTTTTCATGGACGAGGAGTTGCGCAGCCGGTTAAAAATGGCGACTGCGTACCGGAGGGTCACAATTCAAAGTGTGCTAACCAACATGGTTGAAGCATATGTTGAAGAGGTGGAGGCCGATATGAGGCCGAGCATCACGGTCCGGAAAAAGTCAAAGAAAATTAAAATCTGAAAAGGAGGGCGAAAAATGGACAAGACAGAATACACCTTAGATCTTCTACACGATGCACAAGAAAAATTGTGGGAGGTAATCGAATTGCTTGACGAGGCGTGCAAGGACAATCCCCATGCCCAGAGGTATTTGGTGGACCAACTCCGGGTCCACGCTGACTCAGATCATGGTGGCCTGTTATCACACGATTTGACCATTGATTCCATTATCGCTGAGTACGAAAAGGAGGGGAAACCATGGGCGTGAAAGTCAAAGAAAAGGACAAGGGATCTGGCGTTTGGTGGCTTTTCATCAATCACCGCGGCACCAGAAAGGCAAAGAAAATAGGCGACAAAAAGCTCGCCATGCAGGCAAAAAAGGAGATCGAGGCGAGGCTGACCATTGGAGATTTGGAGTTAAAAGACTTCAACAAAACCGTGCCCACCTTTAGGCAGGTTGCTGAAACATGGCTGGCTTTGCCGAACAAACGGTGCGCAGCCACAAACGCTGGTTATGTGGCAAACCTGGAAAATCACATTTATCCCGTGTTCGGCTCGAAACCCGTTGATTCCATCAAAAGGGGTGATCTCAAGGTATTTTTTGACGGGCTGGGCGTTAGTGGAATGAGCGAGTCAAATTTCTTGAACATTAAAACACCCATGAGCCACATTTTTCAACACTCCTTAGATCGTGAGTTTATCAATACCAATCCGCTCGCTGGTTTGAAATTTACTAAAAAACGAAACATCGTGATTCAACCTCTGACCGCCGACGAATCCGTTTCACTACTTGAGCAAGCCCAGCAATACCGGGGTGGGCTTTTCTACCCACACCTTTTGACTTTGTCCCGGACGGGCATGCGGGTGGGCGAGCTATGCGGTTTAAAATGGGAAGATATCAATTTTGCAGATAGGACAATCACAATTCAGCGGACCGTTTATCAAGGCAAGGTGGGACCGACAAAGAACAGAACCAGCCGGGTGGTTGATATGAGCCCCATGCTGGCTGACACCTTAAAAGCCCGAAAACACGAAATGCAGAAAATGTCATTGAAGAGAGGCAGACCTTTTTCGGAGTGGGTGTTTACATTCAACCACCGCACCCCCATGAACCCGCTGCCCATAAGGCGTGCCCTTGATGCTTGTCTGAAAGCGGCTGGCTTGCCGCATTGCAGGGTGCACGATCTGCGCCATAGCTATGCAACACAACGGCTGCTCAGGGGCCACAATATAAATGATGTTTCATATCAACTGGGCCACAGTTCAATCAGCATCACCCACGACGTCTACACCCACTGGATACCATCAAACTTTAAAAGCCAGGTGGACGATTTAGACACGCAACCATCCGCAACTCAGCCGCAACCAGCTTCCCTCCCCAAAGGCTAAAATCTAAGCACATCAAGCGGTTATGGGGCATGGTATTCAATAAAAGTCAACGAATTCTGGTGTCTCTCACAGAGCCCACAGGGTTCACAGAGGATAGGGTATCCATGTGATCCGCAGTCTCAGCGCCTAAGCGTTCTCTGCCAGCCCCGTAGCTCCGGAAGATGGTACCGGGGTGAGATGCCCATCTTGCCTAAGTTGTTCGATTTCTCCGCCTTTGTGTGTATCTCTCCATCCTTGATGTCCGATTCTCATGGTTCCTACCACCCGGATGGGCGAAGATGGACGTGTGGAGGACCTGATCGTCCAGGGCCAGTGCGAACCCGGTCACTTTTTTGGATTCAATCCTGAAATCGGTCCCCAACCCCACACCCGGACGACCCTCTGAATCGGCTGTATCCGCGGCCTTCCGGAATTTCGTCACCTCGCTCTTGTAGGCCTTTTCCTCTTTGTCAGGATCGTACCAGTCAATGGCATCCAGGGCATAGCTTTCGAGCAGCTTCTTGAAGACCTTTGAAAAGGTGTCGGACCTGCCAAAGGCATCCATCCCGGAAACCTGGCCGTTTATCATGAAAATGGCCCCGACCTGGGAGTCGATCAAATGGAAATCCCTGACATATTCGTCAAGGGATGGCCTTTCCTTTTCGTAAATGGCCGCCATGGCCCCGGTAGGCGAAGGTGCACCCCTCCTGGCCGCCTTCTCAGCAATCCCATCCCAGATAGCGCCCTGATCCGACCGAAATTCACCGGTGGACCGGACAGAATAGTTGACGTGCTCACACTTGATATTGCGAAGATTGGACGACATCATCCGGTTCTGGCTATGGAACTTTGATGTGTTGTAGGACCAC